AAGGTTGAATTTGTTCCACCACCAATGCCTGTAACTATTATTAAAACACTATTAACATAAATATAAGCATAGTTATCTATTCCAACATATCCATCGCCAGTAATACACACTAATATTGGTTTATTTGTTGAATTGTAATAATAAGTATTAAATGCACGACTACCAGTTAAATTTTGCCAAGTTTGACCAGACCCACCTATACCTGCTTCCATAGCAAAATTGGTAGTTGCAATTTGGTTAGTATTTGTTCCTACTGCTGCTGTTGGTGCTGTTGGCACTCCAGTTAATCCGGGACTATAAATTGGAGCATAATTTTGCAAACTGTTATATACATAACCAAGTGTTGCAAGTTGAGTAGTTGGCGAAGGTGCAGTTGGTGAAGGTGGGCTATAAGTAGGTGCTTGTGGAACACCTGTAAAAGTAGGACTAGCTTTAGGTGCATAAAGGCTTAAATCTATTAATCCATCAGTAATAACCCAAGCACCAAAAGTAGAGCTATAAGATAGAGTAATTGGATAGCCAGCACTAGGAATCAATCCAGCAGTTAAAGGAGTTGCATTACTTGTAACAATAGGAATAGCACCAGTAGAAGTGCTTCCTAAAGTTAAATTAAGTGTTGTAGCACCTGTATTTGCATAAGAAGATATAACTACTATAGACATTCCATTAGGAATGGAAGTTAAATTTGATGGAATAGTAGCTGTTAAGGCATTAGCTGATCCAGTAGCAACCGCAGTAAGATAATAGCCATTTTGTAATTGATCAGATTGAACCAAATCAGTCATTACTGCGGCAGTATCAAAGTGACCTACAACATCATTTGTAAGAAAAGGCTTTCCTGTTGTGCCTTCTTGAGCACGAACAACAGTTAAAGAATCTCCTGATCTAGCAGTACAGTTGCAAATTTCAAAAATATTTGGATCTGTAGCATTAACTAAAGTAACCTTAAACTGTTGTCCAGAAGTAGGATTTGGGAATAAAGCACCTTTACCTGTTGCTACTGTAATGGTAGTTTGAGTGCTAGTAATAGCTCCTGCTAGGGTAGTTTTTGCATTATTAGAGAATATCTGAATTGTCATAAAAATTCCCTAGTAAGTAATAGTGAAATTGTATTGGAATGGTACATATAAAACACCTTCTTGTATAGCGGCTTCAAAAATGGGTGAAATAGGCAAATCTGGTATATCAATGGTGAAATTATTTTTTGATGGATTGGTAACACTTATTTCATAAGTATTTTCAATTTGTAATGGATCGCCATTTATGCCATATAAAAATCTTTTAACCCGTCTTTTTAACCATTGATTATTAAATTGAAACCCATCACCTTTATAAAAATTCCAAGTCAACATCCTTTTATAAAAATCATCTGTGACTGTATAAAAAGTGGTTGGTTGTGAAGTAATATTTCTGCTATAAGCTTCCACATCATAAGGAATAGTGTCATACACTCCCAAATTGGAAGCAGTATATCCAGCAGCTAAACTTGGTCTTGGAAAACCATAAATACCCTGACCCACCCAATCCAATAAAAGACCAGAAATATTGCTATTGATATAAACAGGTAAATTTAAATTATTTAATCTATCTAAATTAGACTGTGAAAAACTGTTATAAGAATCAAAAAATGGCGTTAGATACTGAGTAGTATCATCATAGCTATATTGTTGATATAGATAACTAGGTAGATTTTTAGTAATCATATTAACCTTGAGTTATAGATACCAAAGCATTAGAAGTTGAAAAATAGCTTTCTGGATCACCATAAATTAATAAAGTTCCTGCTACTGGTGCAGTTGATATTCCATTAATAGTTACACTTAAATCAATTTTAGAAATTAAATTAACAGGCAAAATTGATGCTATTGAAGCTTGAAAAATTTCTTTAAGTTGAAAGGTATTAATTGGTTGTCCAACGGAAATTGTATTTATATAGGAAACAACATTTGGCGTTGCCAATTGAGAAACTGCTGCTGGCGATACCAAATTAGTTGAAACAGTATTCCAAACAATGCTCACAGCTACAGTTTGAACTGGTGGATTTACAAAAGTAATGGAATAAGTGTCTGGGTAATCGTTTATTGAAACTGTTACATTTCTTAAATTTGGCGAACAAATACCACTTCCAACATAGGTTGCATAAGCACTTGTATTTACTCCAACACTAAAGGTAGTTGGTGTTAAAACTGTAATTGTGTATGTTCCATTCCAAACAGAAGGGTTAGAGCCACTAATAGTAACAACTTGTCCTGTACTATATCCATGATTTAAATTGGTTGTAACCACGCCCGGATTGGCTTTGGTAAAAGTGGCTACTTGTAAAACTGAACCAGTTAATACTGAAATATCTGGAATACTTCTAAAAATAGCATCTGCTACTTCATACGGATCACCGCCACCACAAATTACTTCCCATGAATTTGTAGCAATATTTCTAATAGAAACAAGATTTGCTTGAACTCCACTTACTTTTTCAAGAGTAGTTTTTACAAAAGTAGGAGTTCCTTGACAAGTAGCTAATCCAGCTTGAATAACTTGTGCTTGATAAGACTGTAAAGTTTGTGCAGAAGCACCGGGAACTCCAGCAGTTAAATTGGTGCAAGTAAGGGTAAACCCTGTAGGAACGGAACTAATGATTTGGGTAACTGTTCCAACTGGAATTGCCCAAGATCCTTGAGTACTTGCTAAACAATACAAAGCAGAACTTTGACCAGAAGCATTAATAATTCCACCATCTTGAACTACATATTGATGAGTACCATCACTAACTGTAAATCCTACTGGAATAACAAATCCTGCAAGCCCTGTAAAAGTAACATACACAGAAGTATTAGATCCAATTCCTTGTGAAACGCCATAGACTTTACCAAGTTGGGAAAGAATAAAAGCGTTAGCAGAATAAGGGCTAATAGAGTTAATTAAGTCTACATAAGCTTGATCTTGAATTATTAAAGCACCAGCAGCGGTTGAAGCCATATCCTCAACTAAAGAACCCGGTAAATTTGCAGTTAAACCGGGAGATAAAGCTGTAGCCGCAGCTAATTCCTCATTTAACAGTTCTTGTGGAGTTGCTGGTATTGCTCCAGCAGAGGTTATTGTTGCCATAATTTATCCTATGTAGCCACGCTGGTTTGTATATTTGTACCGTTTTGAAATACTGCACTAATTCTATAAGTAGGTGTAAGAACACCTGCATCCCTTAATACACTTAAACTTGCAAAATAAGGCGCATATTGTTGTTGAGTTCTATTAATTGCCGCATTAGGAGCTACTTGTGTCATTATAGAAGTATGAGCTGGAATACCATAATTAGAATAAAAAGGACTTTCTCCTTCATTTAATCTAAGAGTTTGAGCCAAAGTTGCTAACCATAAATAAGAAGTTTCGGTAATTTTTACCCAAGATCCACTTTCGTTTTTTCCATAAGTTCTCATGTTGGCGTTCCTGTAGTTCCAGTACCAGTTTGTACACCACCATGAGTATGAGTACTTCCAACAGCTTTACCATTATTGGTAAGAGTTCCAGTATTTTGAAAATTACCAGTTTGATTAATGTTTCCAGTAATATTCATAGTTCCACCAGTTCCACCGCTAATTGCAAATCCATTAGTACCTGTAATAAGTCCATTTACAGTCAAATTACCATTCATAGTCGTATTTCCATTGTTTACGATTAGATTTCCACCATTAAGGTTAATTGTAATTCCTGATGAGTTCAAAACCAATGTACAGTCTTGATTTATTGTAGTTATTTCTACGCCTTGTGGTCCGTATAAAAACAAATATTGACCATTAACGGTAAACCAGTTTTTATTAGAAATAGGCAAAAAAACAAGCCCACCAAGGTTGCTTGGTTGACCTAATGGGGCTAACCCCTGTCCTAGCCCTGTAATGCCCCCTAGCCTTGTATTTGCCGCCATACAAATGCCTTGATCGCCCGGTTGAATAGGTAGCCTTGTATATTGGCTTTCAGCAATAGGAACGGTAATTTGAGGTATGGTTAAATCGCCTGTTTCTATTTCAAATTTAACTGTAACAATAGAACCAGTAACAGATACAACTGTGCAGGGTAAAATTTGTCCAGTAGTCTGTAAATGATCTTCAATTTTCTTTTGAGTAAAATTATTAAGACCAATTGCTATTGGGGTTTTTTGAGCTTGGGTCATGGTGTTATATAAGCATTAATAATAGTTACCCAGCTATCCCCGTCTGGCTGGCGACTGTTTCCTACATGACGGACTGAATCCACAGTAAAGTTACCTTTAAAGCCATAGGTATATCTGTATTGAGAATAATTGTTTTGTATATTTAATACGGGTATACCCTTAGGAACAGTAATATATTGTCCTACTTCAATATCGTGTCGCATAACTACTTTTACTTGAATCATGTTTACCTTAATCCAAGTAATATTGCCAATAATGTCTGTAGAAGCTAATTGAGTAGTTTTGGTTGGCGTATAGGTATTGTCATACAACAAAAATCCTGTAGAAGTACTGGCAATACAAGCTCCTGAATAATCAGGATCAGGAAGCACTTGTTTGCTTAAAACATTTATTGCTTCACCAAAAGAAAGCAGATTTTTATAATTAAACCCCCACATATCTTCTGTATAAATTAAATTATCACTAAATTTACCGTTAATAGGGATTCCTGTATAACCAATAGATAAAGTTTGACGAACTGCTGATTCTAGAGTTTGATCCTTTTCCCAAAAAAAAGGAAGATTAAGATTTACATTAGGATCATAAGTTGCTGGAATAACAACTAAATCTAGGCTAACTTCTGTGCCTTGCCAGTTGCCAAAACATTGAAAAATAGTGCCATCAATAATTAATCCAGCTTGTTTTGGATTAGCGTAGGGTAAACCCTTAGACATTCCTACTTCAATTTGTATTTTTGCAAAATTAAAATTTGAAGCTTGATTAATATAAGTAAACGGAACGCCTTTAAGCCTAATAAATCCATTTTGGGCTGGCTGATGATACCAAGTTTGAAATATATCAATTTCTATCAATAAAGCAGAGCCATTATTGGTTTTTGCTTGAGTTAGAGTACCAAAAGTAATTGGAGCAAAGCTAACTGCGCTTTGCTTTGTTGGACTGATAGTGACAGCATAATATCTCATGGAGTTATTTCAAAATTACTGCTACTTACTCTATAAATCATTTTGGATGTTGTGAAATAACCAAATAACATATCAATATCATAATCATCTGGACTACCAATAATTGGTCTAGTTAAAAGCAAATTTCTTGCCGAATCATATATATTGAAATAATAGCGTGGCGAATAGTTGTTATAAACACAAACAACAACACAAGCCTTATTGTCTAAAGTGCAATTAAATTGAAAATTAGCAGTAGGGCTAGGATTAAAATTGATAATTGTTGTCATCCCACAATACTTTCATTAGGCAATAAACTGTCATAAACAGGAACTTCTGTAGAAGTTGGCTGACCCCAAGGAGAATTTACATCTAAAGAAGCTGGTAAACCACCATCAAATTTAGACATTAAATTGCTTAAAAGTTGTTCTGCTCCAGAAACAGTTATCAATGGCTGTTTAAAATCCCAT